GGGGTGCGGCGGACACTTGTTTCCAAAGCCACCGGTCATGAAAGGGACGCCCCCCCCACATCACTGTGAGGGAAACACACAAGGAATATCCCTTTATCCTTGTGTGTGTGACCCTAGGTCACCGCCGACTGTAACCGCAATCGGTCGACTGATTCATTGTCAGTGAATCAGAACTGGTACGTTTTGGGATACGTACAACCCCGTGCAATGTGTGCACGGGCCCCCCGCTGCCTTTCCAGCGACAGGTGTGGATGTGGAGGCAAGCCTCGACAACCCAAAGCACCTCGCTAAGGCCGAGAACATGGACGCTGGTGATCCGATGTCTAAGCCCAAGGCAATCTACTCCCCGGGGAGGAGGCATGTTTTTAACGTGGGTCACGCGCCACGAGTCCACTGCTCTCATTTCATTGAGCTTAGGACTACCAGTTCTTTACCCTCCTGGTGAGGGGCAGTGTATAGCACAGAAGCATGCTTCGGACGTCCAGGGCGCCGATCCCTTGATAGTACCTGGCATTCATCTCCAGAACTATCTTCACCGCAGGCAGGTAGTTAATCTGCCACCCTACTTATTTTTACCAGCCTCCCCTCGTGAAAGGGGCAGGGTTTTTCCATTCTTAAAGAAAAAGGAAACAAGTTAACCTAATTTTTATGGATTTCGAGCAGCTATTTTGTTAGTACCACAAGGTTGGGTGCGGACCGGTGTTGACTAGACACCGCCTAACTTACACCAAGACAGAGCTGACCGTAAACGGCGAGTTATCATTGGATGCCTGTTCTACCAGGACCTACAACCTCGAGCTTTGGCATTTCGCTTGCTCATTAAAGGATAACTTATTAATTACTACTAGAAGTATTACGCGCATTGAAAATAAAATCTAGATACTCATCGGCGCGAGCCTTAGAGAAGCTGGCCCTAATTTTGTCATACTCCGCTCTCTCTGCATCAGTCAGAAAAGATTTCTTGTCGATCTTGACGAAAAGAGAGGCTGGTTTCCCAGTTGGAATATGTTTGATGTGAGGCACAGAAGGACCAGACTTCAAAACACCCCGTCCCAAAGACCCAGACAAGCTGGGTGTAATACTACGCCCCCCTATTGAACCCGAGCTCCTCATAGAACGAGCATCTTCTTCAGCTCGTTCAGTGAGGGGGTCACCCGAAAAACGGGAGAAAGGGAGGGTAGTATCACGCAGGATGTCCTTCCGGACAATGTCAGCTACATTTTCACGTGTAAGCTCAACCTGCTGCTTTGGAGGCAAGGGTGGTTTAAGTTTCGAATAATCAGTGTCAGTCTCGGTGTCATTGGTTGTATCATTATTTAACCAAGAAATAACACGACTATCCGCCTGTGTAACCTTATCGGACACAGGTTCAGGAGTGATCTTATCGGACTCCTGAAGCGGGGTGATCTTATCAGTCCCCGTCTTAGGCTCGCTTTCAACATCGCTAGGAGCATCATCAAGGTCAGAAAGGTAGTCTTGTAATGGGGCAGGAGTGGCCCATGCATGAATTTGGTCATTACCAGATAGCCACGCTGCCCTATGCAATAAATTACACGCCCTTTGTGCTCCATCTCGCTCGTCGAAACACACAGTCACGAAACCCAAATCGAGATTTTTATCAGTATAATCCTGGTACGAAACACAGTAATTATACTTTTCGGTCTTCATGATTGGTGGTGGGACGATGAACAGACGGCCGGCTCCTCCACTGGCATCAACCTTGCAGGAGCCCACTGCGTCGCGTTCAATCACCTGGCCATCTTTCGCATGGCAACCGTTAAGTTCCATGTCCTTGTGACCAAGCTTCCACTTGGTCAAGAGATTGAGATCTGTGATGGCAACGCTATTGTAGACGCCAATATTCCAGGAATCTGAATTATTGTCATTGTACGCTACAAAGCCCATCCACTTCTGATCCTCAGCCCCTCCCACTGCAGAGAGGGCTTGGTAGCCCTCGCACATGAAGTCGACAAACCAGACGCCCTGAGGCACGTCGAATATCAGCATTGGTACAGCTTGCATATTGTTGCTTGTGTACCAACGGGCTGATACCCAACGATCTTCTTGTTTGTCGTCCTCAAGGTACCTAAGAACCTGATTCGGGAATTCATTTGGAAGAATTATGCTGTCCGAATTTTCGCGAGTGCGAACGGTTAACTTAGGTACACCAGAAAAGGCAAAGAACCTTTCCTGTTTAGGAGTGGGGGAGGGTTGAGGAGCAGGTGGATCAGGTGATGGAGATGGGGCGGCGTCTACCTATTTAGGACCTTGCAACACTATTCGTGTTCGGATGATGAACTGCCCAGCGATGTCTGACGAGCCATTCCCCTTATAGAGGAGGTGGAATTGGTCGTCAGTGGTAGGGACCCACGAGAGTCCCTTGATGAGAGACGCATTAAACGAGCGGGAGTAGTTCTTGGAAACTGGGAAGGAGATGACCCGAGAGTCAAGGGCGCTTCGAGTGCGGGAAGTGTCGACCTCAAGAGAGAATGCGCCCGCAGTGGTGCTGGAGGCATTCGTGACATACTGGATCGCGACACTGATGATTTTATACTCAAGGTAGGACTTGAGTACTCCGCTTGAAATTGCAGCGCACTGCGATAGGCTGGGCCCGAACTTAATGATCCCGCTTGCATTGGCGCGTAAGTCGTCCACTGTGAAAGTGAACTCCTCAGGCGCCCGTGTAAGGCGGGCACTTCCAATTCTGTTAGTTCGAGGTCTTGGTCGACCATTTCTTCGTCGTCTTCCAAGACCGGGGACCACAACCAACCGCGGTGTGGCGCGGATGACTCTCCTGCCATTCCTTCTTCTTGCTGTTCCTCGCGCTCTACGTCTAACCGCGGCCGAATTCATTTACAATTGCTCGGACCTGGGCGGATATCTTAAGATAAGCGTAATAACAAACTACTATAACTATAGGTATACTAGCTATAAACCCTACGCTAAAACCGGCTAAAAACTTAAAATCTATTGTCTCAGTCGTGGGACTGGGTAATCAGGTATGCTGAGTAAAATACGATCGAGAAGAGGAGTCAATATCTTCACTCCAAGGGGTTCGATACCAACCTGCAGATTGTCGAGATAGCGTTCGACAAGGACCTGTGTCTGCGGGTCAACCCCAAAAGCGTGCCAGTAACTCAGCCGGTTTTCCAATGTTACTGGCTCCTCAACACGGGTACGTCTACCCTGGAGGCGCTCGTCCGTTCCGTAAGATATCACCTTCTCAATGTACCCCTCAGATACCTTCTTAAACCCAGAACAACGATAAAGACATTTATGAAAGCTATCTAAAACAGGGACACCAGAATTCAAGATCATCCCGCACTGTCCAGTGGCCGACATGAAGGATTTGACATCCTCTTTATTGCGCATGCTCAACATACTATGAGCGTCTTTAGCCATGGACTCACACTTTCGCACCATTCTATAGCGGCCGTTAACACAAACAGGTTTGCTCTGGCAAAATTCCAGTTGCTCGAGATGATACACAGGTTTCTCAATAGCCATTGAGAAACCATACTCCAGAAACCACTTCCCTAACCCGGAAAACAGATGTTCATCCTCTCTTTCACAAATAATGACACAATCGTCACCATTGTTACAGAGTTCCGCCTTCACTCCCAATTCTCTGAAGTAATTGTGCATCATTCCGCACATGATAAGCTTGTTCCCCATGCTTGTGTTAATATCCCCAGACATCCTGTGACCTCTAACCTTGAACCGAAGCATCTTATCCTCAACGAAGAGAGAGACCTTGTTCAGCACCTGCCAATCCAAGATCTCACGCAACTGAGGATCACCGAACACCCCATTATAAATGGAATGCTCCCACCGCAACGCTTGTTCACCAACATGCTGGTCAAATCTGCTGGCATCCACGCCAATAGCAACAGGACTCTGGAATTTGGCCCATTTCCGCGCAATGATCTCACCCTGTTTGAAATTATCGTAGCCGGATAGTACAGTTGGGGACTGGAAAATATTGTCTATGGCATGCATAAACTTCTTCTCTGAGAACTTCAACCTCCTACCAAGCTCGACATTGTATCTTTTGGATCTAGGGCAGATCAACCTAGGTGCTATGTCCTTGCACATTAGATGCTTCTCCATCTTGAGGAAAGCAGTCACATTAGCATCCTGCCGACAAATTGGCTTTCGCCTGAGCTGAAGGACGGCATGGATGTACTGTAGACGCTTCCCTGACTTGTATGTTTGTGCAAGGGACATCGGACTGTGAGTTTTGCAGTACCCCACGTTTTTCACAACGAAATCGCGGAAGTAATTGAGCTTGTCAAATACTTCCCTTCGTGCGCGTGGTGGTAGTACTATATCTTGGCCTTTGCCAACAGTGAAAACTCTTCTTTCCACAGCCACAAGTGCGTTGTGCAGAGATGGATTTGGAACCTGATAACTTAAACCTAGACTCAAATCAGAAAGAAAATTTATTTTACTACTAATCTTCCTAGGTCGCGCCCCATCGCGAATCACGATCGCCGACAGTCCCAAAATACTAAAAGGGGACTCAAAGCCGGCTGCGGTCAGGAGCCCTCCTAAAAATCCCCACCCTCAAGGGTGGAGAGATCTGACCGCGCTTTACGTGCAGCGGGGCCATGAATCACCATGGCGGTCATCATATCTTCTTTGGTGATGACAGGCACCATGGTGAGAGCTGCACGTATGAGAAGGTGGGTGCTGCTGAGGGAGAGCTTGTTGTCCTCAGCAAATTGCTGCACATACCGGTTGATTGTAGCAGATGAGACTTCGTCAGCAGACAACCGGTTGTTCTTGGCCCGCACATAATGTCGAATGTACTGCTGGGCCTCACGCACCTTGTCAGGTTTGATGTACCTGACCACCTTCATAACCTCCTCCCTGAGGTTTTCCCCCTCATCTTTGTGGATGTTCTTATACTCCCCAGTTGGCTCTTCAACAACGTTACACAGGGAGTGGAATTCAGCAACCGAAGGAGCGGAACGGACCCTATTGCTGATCTTGTGAGCAAGAAGGTCGGTTTTCGCTCTCCTGGCCTTGCATTTCTTGATGTAGGCCATCCTGTGCGCGACGGTGTTGAAGAACCGCCCAAAGTACCCATCGCCCTTCTCCGCCTCATAAGCATCAAGTGTCTCCTCGAGACACACTGTGTAATCCAGGCGAGCACGGGCGAACTCGGCACGAGCCTTCTCAATGTCTTCAGGAGTGTAGGCTTGTCCGAGTGTTGCGATCGGCTCTTGAATGATATGTTCTTTTGGGCTCGAAGGCAACTCAAGTACCCGGGGTTCTTTCTCTTCATACCCGGGGGGGAACACGACAACGTGTTCAGGATCTGTCTCGATGGTGTCAGATAAGATGAATCGGAGGTCTTCATCGGACAGATCTGGGAGAGGAATGGCACTGGGGCTGGGCACATCCATTGTGGCGTGACCACCAGTGTCAATTCCTTGCCTGGCTCTAACTTCATCTGCCAATTCACGGAGAGTCCGTGTTTTGACAGGAACAGCAGGAATGGCTCCAGCAGGTCTGGTTGGCGTTGGCCACCCAGTGATCTTAGGTGCTTTGAGCATTGCCTGCAGATGCTTCTCCGCCAACAGCATCTGTGTCTCGGCGTTGTCGAGTTGGGTTTGAAGTTCCCATTCAAACTCTTCAACGTCGTCCATGTACCCATAGCACATGTCGGCGAAGGCATCGTGTTGTGAGAACTTCCCCTGAAGCTCCCACAGCCACATCTTGAATCTCTTGTATACATTTTTGAGATTGTTGTAAATGTAAGCGATGAAGTCACGCACCACTTTGATTGAAGCAGTAATCAACTCGTCGAAAAACATTTTGTGGGAAGATGTGGCTATATGGCAAAACAACGGTTTTGTTTTGGTGGTGACGGTCAAACTTCACT